AAAACTTTCATCCAGAACCATGGGCTGGGACTCCAAAACAGCTTGGATCATTTTGTGATATATACCCTTGGTTAGCAAGACTACCAACAAATAAAAACATATATCTTTCTTTATGGCTTGGTGTTGGTCCAATTATTGGCAACGCATACGATCTCCCATTAGGGCATGACTATTATATTGTAACTTTGCACAATGAACCATTGAACATCGAATGGCTTAAACAGCAAATTGAGCGTACCGGTGGCCTTTATTATGTTCTTATGCCTCGCAAAAACTATGATTTAGATATACCCGGAGTTACATTTTATCCGTATTATGAATGGGATATGGATTGTGCAAAAGTATTACGATGGTTTCCAAATGTTAAAACAAAAGATATTGTACACAAGTACAGTGCAATTTGTAATAGAATAACACAAAATAAACTGTGGATAACAACTAAATTACTTGAAACAGCTAAAGAAGATAGTTACATTGTTCTTGGCAATTGGCTTGACGAGAACAACGTACATAATTGGGAACACACTGGTATACCAAGCCTTGATCATCTCACCGATATTTTTAGACAAAAATATCAAGGCACTACTATCAAAGACATCTATACTGATTTTACTGTCAATCGGCAAAGATTCAACAGTAATCCTTGGCAACCTGCATATATTAATACTGCGTTGCATTTTAACAACGGTGGATTTCATTATAGTTTAATGCAAAATGAAGATGGTACTAAATTTACTCATCCCGGGCCGGAAATATGCGAAAAAACCATTAAATGTTTGTTAAGTGCAACTCCATTTATTAACTGCAATCAATTTGATACTTACAATACACTAGAAGAATTTGGAATGCAATTTGATTATGGGTTTGATCTAAGTTGGGATAACGATCCCGGTAATCTCACAAGATTTGAAAAAATTATTAATTTAATTGACGAACTCAATGACAATCACAGCGCCGACCAACTTTATCGCAACAGTAAAGAATGTTGCGAATATAATCAACACCATATACTATCAGGCGGCTTACATCGTATCTGCCGAAGTCAACGTGAAAAAACAGTTGAAATATTACTTGACGATTTAAGTAAAAGTTAAATACCCGGCAACAAACAGAAAGAGCCATTATGAAAGTTAATACACACAACCATTGGGATCCATTGGAAGAAGTAATTGTTGGACACGCACATCACAGTCGTGTAAGCATGGACATTAGCACACGCAGTTTCAGTTATGCGCCATATTCAATTAAAGAAATTGAACACATGGAAGGTCCTTATCCTAGTTGGGTTATCGAAGAAGCTAATGAAGACGCTGATGGATTAGCAGATACGCTTAAAAAAATGGGTGTAATTGTACACCGTCCAAAAAAGATTGATCACAACAAGGAATTTTCAACTCCAGATTGGAAAAGCCAAGGTTGGTATAGCTGGTGCCCAAGAGATGTTGTATTGCCGCTCGGTGATATGTTAATCGAAACACCAAGTCCAACCAGAGCAAGATACTTTGAAACAAGACTGTATGAAGATATTTTCTATGAAGCATTTGATGATGGCGCACTATGGTTTGCTGCACCAAAGCCCAGATTGCTAGACGACAACTATCAGTTTGATAACATTGATGGTAAACCTACGCTCAAAGATCTAGAAATTTTGTTTGATGCTCCAAACATTGTTAAAGTAGGAAAAGATCTACTGTACCAAATTTCAAACTCGGGCAACATCAAAGGATTCCGCTGGCTAAAACGTTTGCTGGAGCCAATGGGCTATCGCCTGCATTACAGTGAAGTATACAGTTATGCACACTTTGATAGCACCATCATCCCACTACGTCCTGGATTGGTATTGCTAAACAGCACCAGAGTTAATCCAGACAACTGTCCGGCCATTTTTGAGAAGTGGGATAAAATTTACTTCGAAGACTGTGTAGTGCAAGGTTCAAAAGTTGATGATTATATTTCGCCGTGTAGTCCATACATTGGAATGAATATTTTAAGTGTTAATCCTAGCACTATTATCTGCGATAGCGCACAAGTTCCGTTGATGAAAGAACTTGAAAAATACAAAATTGACTGTGTGCCAATCCAATTCCGTCATGGCATGACTCTTGCTGGCGGCCTTCATTGTGCAACATTGGACTTGCGCCGTAACGGAAACCTGGAAGACTATTGCAGTTAGTACACCATAAGTGTCAATATGGCATTAATGTTGTTGACACTGATGCACAAACCTTATATAATAAGCACTGTACAAAAGGAGTATACACATGACCGTACAATTTGACAGCGAAAGCAAAGCAAAACTAACACAGATTATCAATGAAGGCATGCAAGTAATGAGTGAAGTTGAAGCACTCAACGCCGGCTTGTCTGACACAGTAAAAGCCATTGCAGAAGAAATGCAAATCAAGCCAAGTGTGCTTAAAAAAGCAATTCGCATTGCACACAAAGCCAGTTACACAACTGAAAAAGAAGATCAAGAACTACTTGAAGAAATCCTCACAACCGCTGGACGGACACTATAATCATAAATGAGTTATGTTGACGCTCTATTTGACAGAGACAAAGATCGTATCCATGTAGTAGAACGTGTAGACGGCAGGCGCGAATATCGTGAATACCCTGCTAGCTATGTGTTTTACTATGCGGATCCTCGCGGCAAGCACAAGAGCATTTATGGTTCGCCTGTGAGTAGATTTAGCAGTCGGAACAACAAAGAGTTCCGCAAAGAACTGCGACTGCAATCGGGCAAACAGATCTTTGAAAGTGATATCAATCCAGTGTTTCGCTGTTTTGAAGAAAACTACAAAGATGACGTTGCACCCAAATTGCAAACAGCGTTCTTTGATATTGAAGTTGACTTTGATCCAGTACGTGGCTATTCGCCAACCAACGATCCATTCAATGCAATTACTGCTATATCTGTTTACTTGCAGTGGATGGAACAACTGGTTACACTGGTTATTCCTCCCAAGAACATGAGCTGGGAAACAGCACAAGAAATCTGCGATCAGTTTGAAAACACCATGTTGTTTGAACGCGAAGAAGAAATGCTTGGTGTGTTTTTGGATCTCATTGAGGATGCAGATGTGCTAAGTGGATGGAACAGTGAGGGTTATGATATTCCTTACACTGTTAACAGAGTGGCTCGAGTATTAAGCAAAGATGACACAAGACGTTTTTGTCTGTGGAGTCAACTGCCCAAGAAGCGCACATTTGAACGCTTTGGTGCTGAAAACATCACATTCGATCTTATTGGTCGTGTGCATATGGATTACATGCAACTATATCGCAAATACACATATGAAGAACGGCACAGTTACAGTTTGGATGCTATTGGCGAATATGAACTTGATGAGCGTAAGACTGCTTATGAAGGCACACTGGATCAACTATACAACCACAACTTTAAACTGTTTATCGAATACAACAGACAAGATACTGCATTACTAGACAAGCTGGACAAGAAACTGCGTTTTCTGTCTCTGGCAAATGAACTGGCACATGCAAACACTGTGCTACTGCAAACCACAATGGGTGCTGTTGCAGTTACTGAACAAGCAATTATCAACGAAGCACATGAACAAGGTTTGGTTGTCCCTAACCGACGTGAACGCTTGACAGATGAGGACACAGCAGCAGCAGGTGCATATGTTGCATATCCCAAAAAAGGCATACATGAGTATGTTGGTGCTATTGACATTAACAGCCTGTATCCCAGTGCCATTCGTGCGCTCAACATGGGTAACGAAACAATCATTGGACAACTGCGTCCAATCATGACTGATCGTTACATCAAGAACAAAGTTGCAAACAAAAGTTCGTTTGCAATGGCCTGGGAAGGCCTGTTTGGTACACTGGAATACACTGCCGTTATGAAGCAAGAAGTTGGTACTGAGATCACAATTGACTGGGAGAACGGCGACGAAACTGTACACAGCGCAGCAGAGATTTGGAAGATCATATTTGACAGCAACCAACCTTGGATACTGAGCGCAAACGGCACCATCTTTACCTATGAAAAAGAAGGCGTTGTGCCCGGCTTGCTTGCACGTTGGTATAGAGAACGACAAGAGATTCAGGCAAAACTGCGAGCTGCAACCGATCCTGATGAGCGTGAGTTTTTGGATAAACGTCAGCTGGTCAAGAAGATCAATCTAAATAGCCTGTATGGTGCTATTCTCAATCCTGGTTGTAGATTCTTTGACAAGCGCATTGGGCAAAGCACAACACTAACTGGTAGAGCTATTGCACATCACATGGACAGTTTTGTAAACGAATGTATCACAGGAACATATGATCACGTTGGTGATGCTGTTATCTATGGTGACACAGATTCAGTTTACTTTAGTGCATGGCCTATTATCAAGAAAGACGTCGAAGCAGGCAATATGGAGTGGAGCAAAGAAATTTGCATACAACTGTATGATGCTATCAGTGATCAGTTAAATGACAGTTGGCCTGCATTTATGGAACAGGCATTTCATGTTCCAAGATCAAACGGCGTAATTATCAAAGGCGGCCGAGAACTTATTGCTGACAGAGGATTGTTTATTACCAAAAAGCGTTATGCAGTTAATATTTTTGATCTTGAAGGCAAGCGACTTGATGTTGAAGGCAAACAAGGCAAGATCAAAGCAATGGGCTTGGACTTGAAGCGTTCAGATACACCGGTTGTAATTCAAAAGTTCTTGATGACACTGCTAACTCGTGTGCTTGCCGGCGCCGGGCGCGAAGAGATCATTGAAATGATCAAGAGCTTTAAGTATGACTTCAAAGAACGTCCAGCGTGGGAAAAAGGTTCACCTAAACGTGTTAACAACTTGACCAAGTACAGTGCTGAAGAGAAGAAGTTAGGACGAGCCAACATGCCCGGACATGTTAGAGCAGCTATGAACTGGAATTCGATGAAGAAGATGAACAGTGATAACTATTCACAAAGCATCGTTGATGGCATGAAAACCATTGTGTGCAAGCTCAAAGCAAACCCACTTAACTGGACTTCAATTGGCTATCCTACAGACGAGTTACACATTCCGCAATGGTTCAAAGACTTGCCTTTTGATGATGCAGCAATGGAAGCAACTGTGGTGGATCAAAAGATTGACAACTTGTTAAGTGTGCTAGAATGGGATCTAGCACAAGAAACAGATACCAGCAATACCTTTAGCAGTTTGTTTGAGTTTGAATAATGAAGTTAAGCAAGTTACTGACATACAAAGAAATGGTAAACGGAATGAGTGTAAAACATGCTCACTCCGACATTGAAGAATTGTTGAGTAGAGTTAGTGAAGATCTGAATGTTCAAAATATTGACTTTAACAATCTCAAATACTGCATTCAAATGCGAGAGAAAACCATATTAGACAATCTTGTTGGAATGCAAAAAGACATTGACGAATTTAAATTCCAAATTAATTATTTCTTTGATACCATTGAAAAACCTTACTTTGAAAAAAGTGAAAAGATCTATGAAGAAGGCCTCAATGACGAGTATGCATACAAACTAGATCGTAATAGATTTAAAAACTTGCTATATGAACCAGAGACACGAGACTTTTTTCTTGGTCGAGTAGCTAGCTATACAGACTGGAAATATCCGGGTTTGCAACTTAATCCTGGACTAGGTGATGTTACTGCAAAGCTAGTTGACCTTGACCCGCTTTACCTTGTTGATGAACACGACGATATGTTTGTTGAAGTTAAAAAAATGTGGACTCCTGATTATCAACGACGTTTAAGATACTATGCAGTTGACGAAACTGCCAATAACCCTCTTGGTGTATTACCTGCTGGGCAAATTGGAGTTGCTGTTGCAGTTGAGTATTTTAACTTTAGACCAATAAAACTGATTGAGAAATATCTATCTGGTTTAATGTATGCGTTAAGACCAGGCGGTGTGGCTATTTTTACCTTTAACAACTGTGATTATCCAATTGGAGTTGACAACTTTGAGAATTCGTACTACACTTATACTCCAGGACACTTAATTAAAGATGCATGTACCAGCATAGGATTCAAGATACTTGCCAGTTTTGATATGGATAACAACGTGAGTTGGTTAGAAATACAACGCCCGGGAACACTTAGCAGTTTAAAAGGTGGACAAAACCTGGCTGCAATTAAACATTTTTAAACACTTAGGAGAAAACTAAATGAGAGACTATCTATTAGATTTGGTTGAACACAGTTATGATTTGGGCTGTATTGACCTTATTAAAATTACAGGCACAGACAAGGAAACAAACATTGATGGTCTAGCAGAAGACAAAAGTGTTGTGTTAAACGCAAAGTTTCATACACCAGTAGCAGAGTTTATGGGCACATTTGGTATGCCTAACTTGGCTAAACTAAAAATTCTTCTTAACATTGGAGAATACAAAGAAGGTGCTGATATTTCTGTAACACGCCAAGAGCGTAATGGTGAGCAGGCAGCAGTTGGGTTGCATTTTAAAAATGCTGCCGGAGACTTTAAAAACGACTATCGCTTTATGGTAAGTGAAATTGTTTCTGAGAAGCTAAAAACTGTCAAGATGAAAGACGTTAACTGGACTGTGGAGTTTGAACCTACAACTGCTAGCATTATGCGTCTCAAGATGCAAGCACAGGCAAACGCAGAAGAAACAACATTCCAGACCAAAACTGAAGATGGTAACTTAAAGTTTTTGTTTGGCGATCATAGCACACATGCAGGTGACTTTGTGTTTCAGCATGATGTAGCAGGCAAACTGACACGCACATGGAGTTGGCCAGTGCAACAGTTTATTGCAATTATGAATTTAACTGGTGATAAAACTGTGCGTATTTCGGATGAAGGTGCAACAAAGATCACTGTTGATTCAGGTATTGCTGTATACAACTATATTTTGCCTGCTCAGAGCAAATAATGCAATTATATTTTCCTCATATTAATACCCGACAAGGTGCAATTTCAATGTTTGATTACATTGTGTCATGCCGAGATTCTGAGGCTCAAAATGTTATTTTTAATTCCGATC